AGGAGACTTTTAAATGCCGCTATCGGCGCACCACCGTAATGCCTTCGGAACCGGACCCGGCAGCGCAGTAGGCGACGCTCCGCTTCCGGCGAATGTCCATCGCGCCGAAGTGCGGCAGCAAACGGCCGTCGATCTCACGAACTTGTTGTTCGACGCCGAACTGCCGGAAGCTCAGCGACAGGACGTGTTGCGCCTGATCACTTGGCTGTCAGAGAAAAGATAGGGAGGCTTTCGTGCCGCGCTACGTGATCAAGTCTGTCCAGATGGATAACTGGTGGGAGCAGACGCAACCGTTACTGCCGCACCCGTCCGCGTGGGTGTCTGAGCCGACTGATACCGGGCTCTACGATGCAAACGGAAACAAAATATTCAAAACGCCGGACCCAATTGGGTTCGTAAGAAAGTAAGGAGCATAAAAATAACCCCGGCCGAAACCGGGGTGTGTTCGTCTAGATAATCAATCGCGATCAGATCATGGCGCGAGCACTGCCAACGGCCCCTGATCGGTATTTGCCGCCTTAACCCCATCATACCATTTGAGCAGGTTCTCGCCGCAGATCTGCTTCTCGTGCCCCCAGGACATAGCGTTGAGCACCTTGTCATCCGCGGTCTGCGGTGGCGTCTTCGGCTTCGGCAGCCCCTTCTTGATGCAGTTTTTCAACTGCGGCGGCGGGTCAGGAAGTTCCGGGCTTTTTGTCGGCACTAGGCTTGCGACGTTTGGGGCCTTCCAGGTGTTGGGGTCCCAAACGGTCGAGCACCCCATCACTGAGACAGCGACCATCGTCAAGGCCGCTGCTAGCGCCGCGCAGTGCATCCAGTTCCTCTTTTGCTCGATCAAGCTCCGCATTGAGTCTCTCCGTTGTTCCACGTTCGATGTTCAGTAGCTCTCGGGCCGCGAACACCTCGCTCGCGGACTTCTTGCGCTCCTCCTCGCGGATTTGCGCCTCCCACCGGGCATCGCAGCGGCGCTCACCCTCTGCCCGCAGGTTGCCCTTCCAGTTCTCGATCAGCGTGTGGAAGCCTACGAGAGCCGCCAGGGCGATGAGCGGTAGTGTCACGAGCCGAAGCAGCCAGCCGCCACCGAAGGCGCTGAGCAGGGCCGATAGGCCAGCCATCATGGCGTCACCGATTGAGATTGAAGCCGCGCACGTAGTCCCTCACGCGCGCCGCGATCACCTTGCCGTGCTTGCGCCAGATGACGGCGGCGAGCACGAGCGTCACAACCCACGCCAGGTGCTTGACGCCCCATAGGAGCGCATCCAGAACCGGAACCATGGTGCTATGCAGCGCCGGCATCCATGAGAAGGATTCAGCCACCGCCTCCACCGCTCCGCTTTCCTGCGCTCCCTTGGCAGCCGCCACGACGGCAATCCCGGTCGCCGCAGCCTGCGTCCCCTCGGCGTCGGTTATCGTGCTGGAGCCCGCGGCCTTCACGTCCTTCGCCGTCGCCCCCTCGCGGTTGGCGTAGACGATGGGCTCAGCCGCGTTGAGCTGGTGCCAGGTCTTCGATCCAACGATCTCGTCAGGCTCCATCTCCTCGCCAGTGCGCCGCTTGTGGTCGAGCTTGAAGGCCGCCACGGCGCGGGCGGTTGCAGGGCCGAACACCTTATCCACGGCGCCCGTACCGTAGTTGAGCTCCCGGAGCCGCTTTTGCAGCACCTCAACCTGGCTGCCGTAGGCGCCGAGGGCCAGGCCGTCCTCATGGATTTTCTGCCCGTCACCGAACAACGTCACGGCGCGATCCCGCCAGCGCTGCCGATCCGCAGCGCCGATGGGCTCTTTGTCCGAGAATGGATTGCCACGGTTGATGGCGTTGCCGATGGCGCGCGTATAGCCGCGATCCGCTAAGGTGGAGCAGCCGAGCTTGTTCCAATACCAGAGCGCCACCCGCAGCCCCACCTCCGGCCGCTCGATCAGGTCCGGGCGCTCCTCCAGCGGCAGGCCGATGGCCTCCCCTGCCTCACGATACGCCGCGCGGCCGGTAAGCTGACAGAACGATCCGCCGCGGTAGTTCCACCCGTCGTCACCACCCCTGTTCCCGAGGTCTTTCCGGTCAGAGTAGGCGAGGTTCGCGAGTTTCCTGGGATTACCCTTGCAGGCGGCAATGCGCGGGTCGGCGGCGCCAAGCGGGAAGCGGTGCGGCCAGATCCGCTTCATCTGTGCCGGCGTCCAGTTCGTGGCCTCACGCACGATCCTCATGCCGCCCGTTTCGTGGCCGGCATACTGGCCAAGAAACTCGCAGACGCGGGCTGGCGTGTTGACGCCTTCCCGCTCGATCTCCGCCCAGCCGCTCACCAGGGCGTCGATGTACTCCTTGCGCGCCGAGGGCGCGAACTGCTTCAGCTCTGCTTCCGTCAACGGGTCCATGATCACAGCTCACTCATTACGCGCTGCACCAGATCATCGCGCTCTTTCAGGATCTCTTGCGCCAGGTCATCGACTGAGATCCCGCGACGCGCCGCCGGCTGCATCAGCAGGGCGCGGGCTCGGGAGTTGCCGTTAATGGCCTGGATCGCCGTCTCATAGTGGATTTGAGCTCGGCCCCACGTCTCGTCCTTCACCGTCTTGTGTTCCGTGACGACAATGGACTGTGGAACCGGCTGCGGCGGCGGTGCGGCCGGCGGCTCTGCCTGGATGGGCGCGGCCACTGCCTCATGCGCTGGCGGTGCGTCGAGGATGACGGTCTCCGGCTCGGGCTCCGGATCTGCTTCCATGCCGATGCTGAAGTCCTCCGCAGACCCCTCCGGCTCATCGTCCACGCGCTTGATGGCCTCGCGCCAGTCTCCCACGACGGGCGGCATCGGTTCCGGCTCAACGTCGTTCGATGGCTCTGGCGGCGGCGGCATATCCTGCTCAAGAAGCGGATCGAGCGGGAGCGGGGCCGTCTCAAGGGTCGCTAGGCGGCGCTCCAGGTTCTCCAGCCACTCGCGGATCTCCGTGTCGTCGTAGACGCTCGCTGCGATGGCTTTTGCCACCTCCGCCAGCGCCTCACGTATCCACCTGTCGTCATACTCGACCACCTGCACATGATGGCCGTTCACGGGCTGCGCCAGCGCCTCCGGGGCGCGCCACTGGATTGCAGCGAACACCTGACGGGCTTCCTCAACGGAGGTTGCCTCCATGATCTCCGCCTTGGCGCCCGCCATCCAGGAGCGGCGCTGAAGCTCCGCCAGCCTAGCGTCAATCTGATCGATCAGTGCGCGCTTCACATTGGCCAGCGCTTCGGCCTTGCCCCGCTCCCATTCCCTCGTGCACGCGTCCGCTTCAGCCGCCGATAGCTCGACGTACTTCCCATTGACCAGCTTTTTCATGTGGCTAGAGCCTCTGGCAGATAACCCGGCCGGCGTCGATATTGCCGGTGGAGAATGCGACCCGCACAAGGTTGATAGCGTTGCACGCCACGCTCTCAGCCTTCAGGTTTATCGCCTGGTTGTCCGTCACCGATGAGCCGTGGGCGGAAATCGACTTCTTGGCGGAGGCGAGATCGGTAAGGCGTACCTCCGCTTCAAAGTTCACGTCGGTTGTGGCCGCCGCGGACCCGATCAACACCGCTGGCGCGCTCGTTGACACGTCAGCACCCGACACGCTGTTGGAGTTGTCGCGGAAATAGCGCCCGTTGATCGTCTCGAAGGTATCCCCGCCGTCGTCGCTGATCGAGAACGTAAGGTTGGCAGAGGTCGAGCACGAGAGGCCCGTACCGATCAGGCGGAAGCCGGTAACGCCAGCAGGGATGGTGATGTCGACGGCAGCCACCGCATCCGAGATCGTCGTGTCCTCAATGATCTGATCCGGCGTTGCAGGCGGCACCTGAAACACCAGCTTCCAGTTCGCACCATCCGACACGATCCAGTGCGTTTCACCATTACCGGAGAGGCTGACACTCTCGGGCGTCGAGCCCGGAATGGCGATGGTCTGGCTAGCCACCGTCGAATAGGTGACGGTGTTGCCCGAGCCCGCGTGCTGGATGCCAATCGGCACGCCCACCGCCGCGTTGACGGCATTCGGGAGCGTGATCTGCCTATCACCGCCGGAGCTATCAATGCGGTACAGCGTGCCAACCTGGCTGGCAGAGATGGTGATGTCGGAGCCGGAGGTTGAGATGCCGTACTTCGGAATGGCCTGCGTCGCGCTGAAGGGTGACGTGTCAAGCGCGCCGCGAACGTGGTCAAAGTCCCAAACGGTGTTGCCGTCCGAGTCCCGACACTGCACGCGGTACGTCTCGGCGCCGGTATAGACCAGAGTCAAGTGCTGCCCTGCCGTGATCGGATAGGCCCCGGCGTTGAGGTCTACGATGGAGCCGAGCGAGTAGGCATCGCCCAGATCGGGGTGGCTGTAGACCACGAGTGGATCGGACGTGCCAGCTGAAAAAAACCTGAGTTGTCCGTTGGATACGAGCGCATTGAACTCGTCGGTGACGCGCTGTCCGGGGGAGAAGATTGCAACGGAGTCTGTCATCGGCCACCGAAGGCCCGCATCGCGTTCTGATGGCGCGGATGCGTTCCCCTATTGAACGGCATAGCTCCCGCGCGGCCCTGCGCCATCGCATTGCCCTGCATCGGCGCACTGCCTCCCCAGTTGCCGGGACCGGGATACTCATCCTCATAGCCAGGGTCCCACCCGTCGCCGTAGGTCGCGAACCCGTGCCGCAACCACGCCTCCTCATCCGGTGAGATTTCCCGGCCGGCGTTGCGCTTGATGAACTCTATGTTCTGCTCGACCATGGATTGCACCTCCGGCCGCGCGTCCCGCATACCTTCCATGAATTGCCCCGTTCTCTTGTTCCTGTTCTGCCGATGGGAGTGATGCTCAGGCTCGTCCTCGTCTGGATCTACCTCTTGCTCATCCGGCTCAGGGCCGGGGCCTTCCGCTTCTATCTCCGTGTCGTCCTCGCTCGCTTGCGCTCTACCCATGAACATGCTGCCGATCGCTTGCATGATGGGCTCTCCAAACTCTGCATCCGTCGCCGTGATGGCAGTGAGTCGTGAGAGGTGGCGCAACGCCTCCTTGCCTTGGAGGCCGTTGCCCAAGACCTTCGGGACCTTTGTCAGCCAGTTGAGGTAGCGCGGCGAGGCAAGGAACTTGGACGCTGCTGCCACACCCGCCGTCGTGACTAGCGCCGGCCAAAACTGATGGTAGAAGGCCGCAGCCGTGACCAGCGTAGATGGATGAACGGCTTGCTTCAGCACGCCGCCCTGCTTCTTGGCGAGGTTGGCGAAGGGCTCTAGCCGTCTACCTACCGCCTCCAGCCGCTCAAGAGCTGCCCGATATTCGCTCCCGTCCTTACCGGCAAAGAGCACATCGCGCGTTTCCGGCCTGATCTCACCCAGGGCCTTCATGATACCGGCGAAGTCCTTCTCGCCCCGCACGACATGCTGCACGATGGTTGCAGCGGCCTTGAGCGGATCATCCTTCTCCGTCATCACCCGCATATACGGGCGGAGCAATTCAAGATCGCCACGCTTGGCGCCGGCAACCAGCTTGTCGAGCGCCTGCACTGGCGTCACGTCCTTGCCGAACAGCTTGCCGAGGGGCCGTTTCAGGTTCTCGATTAGGCTGGCGTAGTCCTCATCCTGCTCATGGCGCATCCGCGTTGCTTGCGCGCCGCCAGGCCCCACATTTCGGATGTCGTCTATATCGCGAGAGAACGCCTTGTAGAGCCTGGAGAGCGCCGCCTCGCTCGGGCCGCGCGGCATACCTGGCGCCCGACCCTTGCCGGCGTCCGCCAGTTCACGCCCGATCAGCGTGCGGATATCGTGAAGACCACGGATGCCTGGCGGAAGTTGTCCCCGTGCACGCCGCTCCGCCAGATAGATAAGGCGATCTGCAACCTCATTCCCGAAGTCCTCGCGCATGATCTTTGCAACGTCGGGGTGAAGGTTGCCGTCAGCGTCGAATGCCCGGCCCTTGAAGCCCGGTAGGCGGCCCGAGCCGCGCGCCTCAGTCGCCAGCGCGTCGATAAGCCTGGAAGTCTCTGTTGGCCTCCCAGGAGCGCCTAGAGGATTGCGCTGCACCCTTGGCGTGATCCTGCGGCCCATCTCATAACCGGCATCCGCCTCGGTGACGTAGGTGAGATCGCGGTTCGATCCGAGGGGCTTCCTGGCAGGCGCGCGGGCGCGGCGCTCCTCAAACTCGCGCGCCTGCGCCTCCTCCGCCTCTTTCTGGCGCTTGGCCGTCTCCCGGCGGGCCTCCTCCTCGGCCTCCCGGCGAAGCTGATTGGTGCGTGCACGGGCCGCGCTGGCGGCCTTCTCCCGCTCTGGCTCAACGGCAGCTTGGCGCAGTCGCTCCGTCTCCGCTGCCGCTTGGTCCTCGGCCAGCGCTCGGTTCGTGGCGTTCACCTGCCTGACGCGCTCGTTTTCGGCCTCAACCGCCCGCTGGAACTCGGCGCGCTGGCGCTCCTCTGCCGTCGCGCGGGCCTTCTTTGCTGCCTCAACGTCAGCCGCTTCCAGCCGCGTGACTTCCTTCTCCAGTTGAGCGACACGCTTGGATGCTGCCTCAACCTCGGCGCGGCGCTGGCGTGTGGCGGCATACCGGGCAGCAAGCTCATCAGTTACCTTGCGGCGTGCGCGGATGGCCTCTGCAGCATCCTGATAGGGCCTCGCCTTTGCCTCCCGGCGGAACGAGCCCTTGCCGAATGCCTTGTGGGCCATGGCCTCGTAGTTGCGCTCGGCGTAGGTATCTGGCGCCCCGGTCGGATGGTAGTCGATAGGATCGTCCATCTCGCCCCACAGGCCGCGCGTGCGGAATGAGAAGGCGCCGCCGGAATGCTCCTCGATCTCAAAGCCGGCGCGCTTGATGGCTTCCGTAAGCTGCGCCTCGTCATCCATCAGAGCCTTGACCGCAGGCTCCGTCCTGGCTCGCAACTGCTGCACCTCGGCGCGCTTGGCTGCGATCTCGGGATTGACGGTCGGCGCCTCGGCTGCCGGCGCGAAGTCCTCAAGCCTCAACTCGCGCGGCACCTCATCCGGCGGGTAGTTCGGCCGAACCGGCTGCACACCTTCGCGCAGGCTCTCCAGATACTCGTCAGGCGTGACCTCCGCCACGTCACGCGGCGTCACTGGCTCAACCCTGACCGGCGCCGGTCGGTAATCCTGCGGCAATGGCCCGCCCGTGATGTCCTGAAGCTGCTCCGGCGTGAGCGACGCCACTTCCTCCGCCGGGATCGAGCGGCCGGTGAGCTGATGCTCAAGCACTGCCTGTGCCTCCCGCCCCAACTCATCCGACGAGCGCCCGCCGGTCTGCGCGTCAAGCATGGCGTTGAACCGGCCCTGAAGCTGCCCGATGTTCTCCGCCGCCTTTGACCTGATCGGACCTCCTACGAACGTGGAGCCCGCCCCGCGGGTCGCTGCCTCCGCCATGGCATTACCGGATACGGCTGCCGGCAGCGGGTCGCTGATCCCGGCCGCCCGCATCTCATCCGCCCGCCCCTGGGCTTCCTGGGCACGCTGAGCCCGGTTGCCCCGGTACTTGGCCATGGCGTTGAGGCCCTTGTTGAGCGCGTGCCCAAACACGAGCGCACCGCCGGCACCCTCGACCATACCCTGGGGGACATAAGCCAGCCGGTCGACAACCCCGCCCTCTGCATTTGCGAAGGCGTGCGCGCCGCCGAACCCGGCGCCGTACTTGATCAGATCCTTGGTGAGTTGGCCCCTGGCAGGCGGCGCCGTGGCGGCTTGGAGCATGGCGTTGCCGCCCGCCGCCGCCGCCTTTGGAATGCCCATCGCAACGCCGCCTGCGATGTCCGCCGCAACGCCGCCAGCGCCATCCGTCTCCTCGTGCATCACGTCGAGGTTGGCGGCCTGCTCTGCCATGTGCCGGTTGAAGCGAGCGCGGATGCCCTCACGATCCCCCCGGAGAATCGCCGCTGGCGTCTCGATAGCCGTCTGAAGGCCGGCAGAGATCTCGTCAGCAGCGCCAAGTGAGGCAGAGTGAGCGATGCGGGCACCATACCCAGGCTTAAGTTCTGGCACCCTCTCCAGAAGCTCCCGGCGCTCCTGGTATGCCTGCTTTTCCTCAGGCGTCCACTGTGCGCGCGGATCGTCACCATCGGGTGTCGGCGCCGGAGCCGTCCTGCCCCCGCGCAACTCGTCCAGCGTCACACCCTCCCCGGCCAAATAGGCGTCGATGTCCGCCTCCGGTGCGCCCTGGTCGACCATCCTCTTGATGTTGCGCTTGATCCGCTCCGGGTCGCGGTTGCCGTGCGCGTTCAAGCCCTGACCGGCCACGTTCGTTCGCTTATCTGAGACGTTCTCCGAGGTGCGCCCGCTCGTGTAGTCGACCACTATTCGAGCCCGTACTTGTCATAGAGGCGGCGCTTGTTTGGGTCCTCCTGCCGCGTCTCCATATCCTCGCCCGTGAGTGCCTTGTAGAAATCACGCGTGCGCTGAAGCTTCTGCTTCACGCGCCACTCGCTATCTCCGGCCTTCGGCCCGTACGTGGAGAGCCATTGCCGCATCTCAGCAACGGCGGTCTGTTTGCCTGACTTCTCGTAGACCAAGCCAAGCACCGCGTTCTGCCAATCCGCCGCCGCCTGCCCCGCCTCTCCGGCATCAAGAAGAATGCCGCCCGTGCGTGCGAACCAATTGGTGTTCGTCAGCACCTTTTCCGCGTTCGCGAGCTGGCCTTGGTAGAAGTCGAGTTGCGCCTTCTGCTTGTCGAGTTGCTGTTTCTTCTCGGTCGTCGGCGTCTGGACTACCTCGCCGTTGTCGATATCGTAGAGGTACCCCTCCTTCTGCTCGCCTTTTTTGCCGAACATCTCACCGAGTTTCTGGCTGCGCGCGGCGCGCACCTTCATCTCGCGCGTGATGCCAAGCTCTGCCTCCTCCGTCGTGGGCATGAACGGATCGCCACCCGCGAACGATGAGCCACCCGTCGCCTGCAAGAACTCGCCGCGGCGCTCCCACGGCACCGGCTGCCCCCATGCGGCCTGAATGATGGACTGGACGCGCGGGCTCTCCCATTCCGTCTTGGACGGCACGTCGCGAAGCGTATCAAGCACCGACTGGGGCCGCTTTGCTTCCGCGCTAGCCAGATAGTTGCTCTCGCGCGCACGCTCCGCAGCCGTGCTGGCCTCAATGCGCGCCAGGTCCGCCCGCTCTTTCGGCGTCATGAACGGCGTGGCCTCGGCACGCACGAACCGAATCACGCCCTCCGTGTCGGTCGGATTGATCCCACTCGCCGTCAGTTTCTCAGCGATTGCTGGATGCGAACCAATCCAGGCGTTGACCAGATTAGCGCGCTTCGTGGCGTCGCGCTCGGGCTCGATGAAGTTCTGGAAATATTGCCCTACGCGCTGCGCGTACTGCTGCTCCTCCTTGCGGGCGCCATCGGCCAGCGATGCCTCGTGTCGCCTGATGCCGAGGCCCGTGTCAAGGTCGCCCTGACGGAACGCCGCCTTCGCCGCATCTCCATAGCGGGCCTCCGCCATGGCGTTGCCGATCTCCTGCCGCTCACGGCGCATACGCTCATCATCGAATTGCGCGCCAAGGCCACGGATCGCGCTTCTCAGCCCGGAGAAGTCCGCCATGGCATTCGCGCGCAGCTCTGGCAACTGAACGTAATAGGACGCCATCACGCCACCTTCCTGCCCGCCGTGTAGGCATCAACGCCAAGGCCGGCGATCCCCAGGATGTTGTTCACGCCGCTGTTCGCCGCCTGGATGAAGGCGTTGCCGCCCTGGATCGTCTGACCGGCCTTCGAGGCGCCGTAGCCGTATTCCAGGTTCGCGAGATTGGCTTGTGCCTGCCGACCCTCAACCGAGCGCTGGCGGTAGCGGTCCATCCAGTTTCCGTATTGCTGCGCAAGCACGCGCTGGCCGGCCAGCAGAGCCCGCCCGCTGCCGGAGCTTCCGCGGGCATTCAGATGCCGAAGCATGGCGTTCTGGTTTTGCCCTAGCTCGCCCGTCCACAGCGGGTCGCTCGTGATGACGCCCTGCGCTTCACTCCGTGCATCAGCACCATCAAGCCCCAGGAGCCCCCGGTAGAACGCATCGTCAGCGGCGCCCCTCTCCGCCATGGGCGCGAGCTCTGTCCGCGCCTTCTTGTAACCCGACTTGAGATCGGCCTTAGCCTGCGCTGATGTCTTGGCTGCCGCCTTCTTTTGGCTCTTGCCCAGGAGGTCGCTAAAAAATCCCACTCACTCCTCCATCTCGTTCAACCTGCGCACGATCTCCTCCAGCTTTTGCAGCCAGGCTTGATCCGGGTAGATCGGCAATCGCTGCCCACCGAGTTGCACCCATCCAATCGGCTTGTCAGCGGGTGGGAGCGTGAGCCTCGGCATGTCACCCCCTCAGAATGTCAACGTCGGCCGTCATGCTCATAAACAGCTTATCGACCGGCGCCGATACTCTCAGACGGAACACCCGCCCGCGCGTGAAGCACGTACCAAGGCCGTTGAACCCCAATACCTGCTTCTTGTGCCCGAGCCGCCCAAGGCTGCGCTCGCGCGGCGCCGACCAGCTCTGCCCGTCGTCGTCAGACCAATCGAACAGCAGTTTCGGTTCCTCGCCGTGCTCATCCGTGGTGTTGAGCCCAACGCCAGTTGCAACGCTCACCTCAACCCGGTTGAACTGGATGGCATAGGGCTCAGCGGTCACATGCGGCGTGATGATCTCCGCAACCAGCGGCTCACCCGCCTCGTCGTAGACCGTGTTCCGCATCTCGTAGAGTTGGCCGCTGTCACGGTCCCCCACGATCAGGCGGTTGCCGAACCGTGCGACACGCTGCACGCGCCAGTTCTTGCGTCCGAAGCTGCGCCGGTCATGCCAGCGCCCGGTCCTGCTGTCGTAAACCCGCGTCCAGTCCGCGCACGACAAGGAGCAGAAGAACATCCCCGCCGCTGCCCACGCATCCGCCTGCAACTCACTGGACCGCCCCGCCTCGGCAAGATCCTTGATCATCTCCGAGATCTCGTTATTCGAGATCACCGCGCCCGAGTAACCGACCATGCGCCTCACGGTATGATCCGGCGCCACCCATATCAGCGTCTCCCCATCCGGCCCTTCCGCCAGGCACACGCTGCGCGCGGCACCCTTCAGGCATCCGATGCCGGTGGTCTGCTGTCGCTCAAGCGGAAAGTCCGCGTCGCCTGTGTTGCCGTGCCACTCGATGCTCTCCGTCCCGAGAAACACCGCCTCGCGCCCCAACACCTCGGCGCGCACGATCTCATCCGGCTTGCTCTCGCACGAACCGAAGTCGAGCCCGTCAATGGTCGAGAAGTCGTCAAGGCCGGTGATGTAGTATTCGCCGTTTAGCGTCGGCAATATCCCGTAGCCATCGAGCCAGGCGAGCGAAGTGGGCGGCGGCAGATCCTCATCCTGAATCTGTGTCAGCACGCCGTTCTGCACCACGTAGTAGAGGCCATCCGAGACGATGCCGAACTGTGCCGGCACGCGACGGTTGGCGCGCATGTACACATGGCCGTCTGTCGGAATGCCGCCGAGAAAGGTGGAGGAGCCGCCAGCATTGACCGCGTGCAGGAGACGCCCCGCAACTGCGTAGAGCGTATCCCCGGCCGCGTGTAGCTCGCGGATGCCCCCACCCGTCAACGCTGATCCAAACGCCGTCAGCCCCTCCGTTCCGTAGATCACCCACGTCTTTTTGCCTTCCTCCCCCAACTCCTCGGCAAAGCAGTTGGTCAGGCGCGCGGCGCCGGCCTGAAACTTCCTTCGCGCCGGGTTGGATCCTAGCCCTAGCGAAATCGGTACGATCTGGCCCATCAGAGGATCTGCACAAAGCGCCAGGTCACGGTGCCGTCAATCTCGGCGCTGTCATATGTCACCGGCCCCACGCTGGCCGCAGACATGCCGGCGACATCGCACTGATAGAGCCGCCCCTCATTCACAACGTAGTCGCCCACCGCATACTCGCGCTTTGGCTTCCAGTCCTGATAGTCCGACACGCCATCCCATGCCTGGTGCTGTGATGCGAACGAGGTGAGCGCCGCGTCATGGCGCAGGCGCGGTACCTTGAAATACTCCGCCTGCAACGCCGACCAGCCTTCCGAAGCTTCCGCGAGCAGCAGATCCGAAGGTGTCTTGTTGAAGGTCGGGGCCATCTCAACCGCCAGCATGGCGATGATGCCCTTCTTGTGCCGCGGCGGCAGCGGCACGTCGGTTTGCACCCGCACCCCGTTCGTGGCCCACGCGGCGATCATGTTATTCAGGATCTCCAGGCCATCTGCGGCATCCTCGGGCGCCACCTCCTCACCGCGCGCCACGACGTTAAGTCGGCGCAGGGCCATCCTCACCACCTGCGCCGACGTGCTCATTTATCGGACTGCCTCCGGCTCTTGTTCTCCTCTGGCGGCTGCTGCGCCTTCTTGGGCGGCGGCCATCCCGAGTATTTCCTGCGTTCCTTCTCCGTCGCGCTTTCGCTCATGCTTTGCCCTTTCTGCTGATGCCCACTCTCCGAACTCTCCCGCGAACATCTTTGAGCCGATGTGCCCGATGCGGATTGACGGATCGAGCCACACCTTGCCGCCCATGTCGCGCCAGCGCTGACAGAACGCATAGTCCTCGCCTAGCTTCCTGCGCTGGCCGTTCGAGATGTAGAAATAGTCCCCGAACAGGTCGACCCATATCTGGCCATCCCGCTCAAATGCGCGGTCGCGATACTGCACAACCATGTGCTCCAGGACGTGCCGGCGCAGGCGCATGAAGCCGCCGTGCAGGCCAGCCACCTCGCACAGCCCCGTCTTCGGGTCAGCGTCTAGAACGCGCCCCTCTTTGACGGTGCGGATCGAATAGGTGATCGGGTCTCGCCGTTGCGGGTAAATGCCGCCCACAAAGTCAACCGGATGGTCGACCAGCTTGAGCAGCGCCCCCTTCTCCCACACCACATCCCAATCGAGGTAGACGAGATCGGTGCAGGGCGAGCGGAGGAACTTCGAGACGATGGCGGCGCGGGCATCCGTGATGATGCCCTGGCTGCTCTCATCCTCCAGGGTCACGAGGTCGCCGCGCTGCATGAAGCCCACGATGTCAGCAATGATCGCTCGCATCGTGGGGAGGTGAGCCACCCCGGCATAGGCCGGGATGGCGAGCATGATGTGCCTCACGAGGACGCCTTGAGCCCGAGCGCCCGAAGGTCCGCAAGGATGGAGTTGACCGCGCTCATCGTCGTGGTCGCGTCCGTTGCATCCGCCGTGTGGGCGGGCTGCGTGGTCGTGTCGGCACCGAAAAACGAGATCTTGTCGCTGGCACTCTGGCCAAGCTTGGTCCCGTCGTCGTTGCCGTCGCTCAACTGTCTTGCAGTCATTGCAAATGCTCCCTGATTAGGTTGTCACGAACTGCCGGGCAGACCCGTGGTTACGTACTGCCCGAAATGCGCGTGCCAAGCCTCGGGTCGATGAGCTTGCGACCGTAGAGCATGTCGAGACGCCACTTGCTCACGTCGTTCACGCCGTCATAGACGGGAATGACGCGCACGTTCCATCCCTTGTGGCTCCGGCGCGCACCGTTGACGGCGCCCTCCGGCATCTCCATCGGCACACAAGCAATGGCCATCGTGTTCTTGTGGAACACCATGTTCTGCCGCCAGGTGGACGACTTGTTGCCGACGACGCTGATCGCCTTGTCATCGAACGATCCCGAGTAGGTCACCGTCTGGTGCGGACCCGAGATGATGATGGGCGGTGAGATGGTCAGCGTCGTGTCGTTGGTCGTAGTGCCGTTCGTGGTCACGTCCGCCAGAATCACGAACTGCTGGAGCACATCGGTCTTCGCCTTGGTCTTGGCGTTGACCATGTACACCCCATCAATCGTGAACACCGTGCCGGCGGTCAGGCTCTTGGTCGCGTCCCAACCATCGGTCACGAGGCTCTGAGACCACGTATCCTTGGCGGTGTCGTAGCTGACGGCCTGGCTCACGCCGTCCGTCGCCGCGCTCGTGTCGTCGCCATCGCCGTTGGTATGCGCCGGGACCACCTGGCTCATGTAGAGGTCGACGCCGCCAATCATGCCGAGCGAGGCGTCCCGGTAGGCGGAGCGCGCCACGTCCTGCATGTAAAGAGCGGTCTGCGACCCGAGCAGAGCCCAGTGATCGGCAGGCGAGAGGACGCCAAGGCGATCAGCGGTCGGAACCGCCATCTCATCCAGGCGCTCCGGCGCCTTCGCGAAGTCCTTGAAGGCGTCGATTTGCCCGTTCGGCGTGCCCACCCAGTTGTACAAGCCCTTGTACATCGTGGTCATCACGTCGCTGGCGAAGTGGTTGATGATGTTCGTCATCGCCGGCTTCATGACGCGCTCGGTGAGGTCATCCATCGAGAGCGTGAGATCGGTAGACGAGAACTGGAAATCGACGCCGATCTGCTTGTCGACCGTCATCGCAACCTTGCCCTCGATCACCTCCTGCACGTTCATCGTTGCGCCTTCGCGCACGGTGAAGTCAGCCGGACGGCGGATCGAGATCGTGCCGCCCTTCTTGTAGCCGTTCACCTTCTCGGTGAACTCGTCTTCATAGGCGCGGTGGAGCTTGCCGACCACGCCGATGTCGTTGTCGAGGATGGCGAGCGCGAGCTTCGCGACGACATCCGCGGTTAGAACTCTCTGACTCATTTAAGGACTGTCCCCCGTTAAGGTTGGATCAGCCCCGCTTCCCCCGGCCCGCGTACCACTTGGAAAGGTCCTCAACGGACATATCCTCGGTTCCCTTGGCGTTGGCGCCAGGGTTGCCGGGCGTGGACGGTGGCGGTTGCGGGGCGTTTGACGGCTTTCGCGCGGGCTTGGTCACGTTCGCTTCGAGACGTGCCAGCGCTTTGCCCTGCTCGTAGGAGGAAAGTCTCGCGATGCGTTCCGCTTCACCCGGATTGCTCACGAAGTAGTGCGCAAGCTCCGGCGCAACGTCGCTCTCAGACAAGAAGTCCGCCGTCTCCCGGCTCACCACCGGCAGCGAGAGGAACTTGTCCACGAGCCCAGGAAACCGATCTTCTGCCGCTCTGGCCTTCGCCTCGAACGTATCGAAGATCGCCCTGGAAGCCTGCGCCGCTGCCTCCTCCGCATCGCGGCGGGCTTCATCGGCGCGCTCGGTTCGCATCACCTTGCGGAGACGAAATTCCTCCTGCTCCTCCTCCGAGGCGGTTGGCGGAGGCGGCTGCAAGCCCTGCTCAAGAGATCTGAGCTTGGCCTCCGCTGCCTCTGCCCTCCGAAGCGCTGAGTGCTTCTCGGCAGTGAGCTGGTTGATGCGGTCCTTGGCTGTGACCTTGTTTTTCGACTTTCCTTCGTCGCCTTGTTCTCCCTCAGCGGGTGCGGCAGCAGGCTCGCCGTCCTTGGCCTTATCCTTGTCCCCTTCGGCCTTGGGGTCCGGCTCTTTCGCGTCCGGCTGCGTCTTGTCGACTTCTGCAATCAGCGCCTCTGCGGGCGAGGGTGCGGACTTGGTTGCGTCGTCCGCTGACGGGGTAGCGAGGTCGTTCATGGGTAGTCCTCAATAAAAAACCCGCCGAGTGGCGGGCGGTGGCGTCATTGCTGACGGATTTCAATCCAGTATCCCCCGAACCGCTTGCTCTTAACGGTGAAGGGTGCCCCGGCTTGCTTCAGGCTGCGGCGCAGGCCACTGGTCGTGAACTCGACCGCGTTTTCCGGGTTTTTCAGGTGATCCTCGTGCTCGCCGTAGATCACCTCAACAGCCATGCTCTTGCTGATCCCGCGAGGATAAGCGCGAGCCAGGCCATCCAGGAGCAACGATTGCCGCCGCGGCAGGCCCCACATCTGCCAAACACCGCAGCGAACCATCCCGGAGGCCAGATCAACCTCAATCGCCCTGCTCGCCATCGGTGAGCCGCACGTCGGGCAGCACCGCTCGATGAAGCCCATTACTGCTGCCCCACACCCTTCGGGGGTGCCGGCGGCGCCGGAGGCTGCTGCGTCGGGTGATAGCCGGCCTCCGCCTGCCCGACCAGCATGGCGTTCTCGATCTCCTGCTTGTCCGCGTCCGCATTGGCCTTGCGGGCCTTGCCTTCCTTCTCCGCCATCTCAAGCTGCACAGCGGGATCGTCCATGGGATCAGGTGGCGGCGGCGCGTTTGGGTCGTCCGGGTCGACCAACACCTGCGGCATGGTCGCCATGATCATGTTCTTGAAGCGCTTCGCCATCTCGTCGGCGCCTTCCCAATCCTGGTTGGCTGCCAAGAGATCCATGACTGCAGCGCGCTGCTGCGGATCGAGCAGGTTCATGAACTCGGTCATGAACTGCGCCTGCTCAATGCGCTTGGTCATCTGGCTCGGGCCGATGGTCACACGAACGTCGAAGTTGGCCTGCGAGAGATCGTTGATCATCACCTTCTCATCCCCGATCTCGTAGAGCACCTGGTTGATCGGCACGAACTCCTCCGTGTCGTCGTCGCCCAGGATGCGGATCACGCGCTCATTGTCGTAAATCTTAGGGATGAGATCGATGATCACGCGGCCGGCATACTCAAGCGAGCGCTGGAAGTTGTCGGCGTAGTGATAGTTCGCCGTGTCACCCTCAAGCTGACGGCGTGCAATCGCAACGCCGCTCTTTTCCGTCGATGGCGCACCGAGCGAGGCATCGTAAATGCCCGTCGTGCGCTTCATGTCCTCGTTGGCGATCTCGGCCTGCTTGATCAGCGCCACCGGCATCTCAGGCGGATGCTCGCGCGTCGGACCCGCGTCGTTCGCGTGCTCTGGCTCATAGAGCAGGTAGGGCCGGTTCTCCAGATTGGCCGAGTCCCACATGCCCTTGAATTTCTGAATCTGCTTGAGCGTCGCCTTGTACGGCGCCTTGGGTGCCATGCCGATGTACTCAGCAATGGCCGACTGCGCGTAGTTGTAGAGCTGCGCAGGATCGCGAGCCATGCGGATCACGCCGTAACGATAGCAGCCATACTCCAGCGGGATCTCAGATCCGATGACGGGCACTTGCGGCAGGAACTTCCCCGCCCACTCGTATGGCCCCTCCAGCACCTCGTGGCCCGAGACGACGTACATCTCCACCTTGTGGCACGTCTGCTTGCGGGTCCGCACCGCTGCGGCCTGGAATTGCTGCACCAGCGGCGGCGGCAGCCGGGATAGGTCGATGACCGCACCGTCCTCCATCAGTGCCAGCGTCTTCTCGTAAGGCACCTTGCGCCAGTAATTCGAGACGCGGATCTTGTCCGTGTCGCCCCACGTCAGCCAGGCTCCGCTATCCGAAGGGGCGTCCACCGAATCCGAGCGCCGGCCGGGATACTTCGCCTCAAACGCCTCTTTCGTCATCAGCCAGGTTATCTGACGAAACTTGCTGTCCGACCGATCAGGCTCCATCGCATCCGGATCGTCGTAGACGCTCAGCGGGAACGGAATGCGCTTGATCAGGATCTCTTGGTCGAACGTCTCCTCGTCCGCGTAGTCCGTCACGATCTCAAACCAGCCGATGCCGCAGCCGCACTGGTGCTCCGCCGCGCTCGCGTACACGGCCTTGGCCGAGCTCCGGTATTGGATCTGCCGCAGGAGCCCATTGTAGATCTTGGCCAGCTTCGGGTCTGACGTGCTGTCGACCGGGCTGACCTTGATCGAGAGATCAGCCTGCCGGATGTCGTTCGTCACCTGGCGCAAGAACTGCGGCAGCGTGTTGATCGTCAGCATCGGCCGGTGCTCGGCCTCGCGCTTGCGCTTCACCGCCTCCGGCCAGTGGTCATTGGCCAGGAACCGGAGGTCCTTCATTGCCTCCAGGCGGTTGTCGCGGTCGCATTCCCATGACCGCTGGAGTTGATCGCGTGCCTCATCCGCTATGGCCTTCGACTGCGCATCGCTTAGGTTCTTGGACGGCTTTTTCAGCTCGCCAGCCATCCACCCGTTCCCCTAGGCATGTTGATCGACCAGTCCCTCTGCACAATCAGCGTCATGTCGACGGCGAACGTCAGCGCCGCTGCGTCTCCGTAATCCGGCGAGAAGCCCACGTTCTCCCGGATGTGATCCTTGCTTTCGAGCACAAGCTGAGCATTCGAGTTGAAGTGCGTTGCGCCCTTCCCCCACTCGACCGCGCATTCGTCGCCCTGAAATTCGTCGTCATCCGGCACCTGCACGCCGGCCTTGTCGTCGTACCATTGGCGCTTGAGATCCCACATTTCCGCGCGCCGGTTCGCGTAGCGCTTCGGATCGTGGGCCGCCTCTGCGAAGTTCACGCCCTCGACCAGATCAGGGATGAGCTCGCGAAGCCGGTCATAGAGGCCGGCGCCGAGGCCCGTGGTGTCAATCACCACCTTGGCGATCTCAACCCCGTTCTCTTTCATCTCGCGCACCGTCTTTACGATGTCGCCGGCCACCGCCATCAGGTCGCGTTGGTCAATCTTGCGCCTGACGTGCGCGCCCATCCTGCGGCCCTGGCGGTCGATTAGAGCCGTCTTGTCCCCGCCACCGCGTGCAGGGTCGACGCCGAGCACGATGGGGCCATATCCCTCGACCTTCGCCTTGCGCGCTCGAAGTACCTGCTGCGGCTTGATGAACTTCTTTTCCTCGCCGGAGGTCTGGAATGCCTCGTCAGCGTTCGCCGGATATTCCTGCTTGAACTTCCAGCAGATCTTGTCGGGCTCGCCGCCCGCCACCGCAGCCAACTCGCGGCTCTTGCAGAACGCCCAGTATGTCTGCTCGCGGGTCAACTCGTAACTGCGCTCGTATTCCTCCCACTCGCCAGGCGGGTACCAGTCCTCGGGCGCGGCGCGGACGTACTCCTCATGCCAGAACCATGGGATGAAGATCGCCTCAAACTCGCTGTCGCCGCGCTCAGCCGCCTTCCACAGCGCGTGGAACTTGTTGCCGATGCCGTTGGCCGTGCTCTCAAGGATCGCTTCCGTCCCATCCGCATCAGCCAACGCCTGCATCAGACCCGAGAAATGGTCCTCCGCATTGACCCAAAAGCCCACCTCCGAGCCGTGGATAAGCTGCAGCGTGTCCGACCGCCCAACACCCTTGGAGCCGGCCGTGGCCACCTTGTAGCCAGCCTGGAGCCCTGGGAACGTCATCTCCTTGGCGTTCGCGAGGCCCTTGCTTGGGCGAACCAACGGCGGGCAGTTGTCGTAGAACCGCTTGGCCATCTCAAACAGGTTGTCGGTCGCCTGATCGAGATGGGTCAGAATGAAGGCCCTGAAGCCCTTCCGGTGCGTCAGCTTCCAGAAGAAGCGCCCACCAATGTAGGTCGAGATGCCGACCTGCCGGCCCTTGAGCACCAGCGCCCGGACGCGGCCCATCCGCCGCTCCTGCGCCTCCAGCTTCTCGTGCAGATAACGCTGCGAGCGGTTGAGCGTGAACGGCTCGATGCCGCCTGCCTTGGTCCTGATCTTGAGACACTTGGGCGCGTAGTGCTCGAAAACATCCTTGAGCTTCTGGCGTAAGGAGCGCTCGCGCGCCGAGAGCCTGTTACTCAAGCTCTGCCAACGCCTGCTCGTGCGTCACGGTCACGTTGGCGTTCACATGCGCTTCCGTCATCGCCAACCGTGAATGACAGTAGGGCGCGGCTGCAATAGCCATAGCGCGCCGCACCTCCGGTGGGTTCTCGGTGTTGCGCATCTCCGCCAGCATCAGTTCAAGCGGCATTTTCCCGCCTTCCGTGAGCTTCTGGAACTTCGCCGTCGTCGCCTTGTTTGGGGTGCCTTTCTTACGCCCCGAGCCCGGCCGCTTACCGCCTCTCATCGTCACCATCCTGGCTTGAACAATTGCCCAACACTCGACGGGTCGGAAACAATCTGGCCAGTGAGTGAGGACGACTGAAACAGCGTGCCAAGCCCTTGCGGGTCCGACACGAGAACTCCCTGTCTTGCAAGGCGGCGCCCGAATTGAACCGGAAGCGCCGTGAGCACAAAACCCGCGGGAGTGGCGAGTATGTGCTTTTCAGTGCCTAAGTAGATCGAGCCGCCTGCCTCCAGCAGGAAGCGTGCGGGCAACGGCCTTTGAACGCGGTGCCAGAGCCAGTCGACATCCTGACCGGAGAGCAAGAACTGCGAGCGGTCGACATGGAATATCCGCGTGCGCCGCACCCACACATCGTTGCCGGTGAGCGTGAACGCTGCCGGATCGCCAACAACGTAGTAGCCAAGCCGGTGAATGATGTCCTGTCCGGTGAGCGTGAAGGCCGCCGGGTCAGGGAACTGGCGCCGCGTAGCCCTGATCCCAACCAACTGCCCCGAAAGCAGGTAAGCCGCCGCCGCCGCCGACACACTCGCGACAACAGCCACTCGCGAATAGGTGATGCGGATCAGACCATTGCCGCCCGTGCCGCCGCCCCATAGGGTATCGCCGTTACCACCACCGCCACCGCCGCCGC